TCTTAGCCTGCCATGAGAATGGTGGGTAACCATTGATCTCTTGCTCTTCTAGGAATGGTCTGGTGGCAGACTCATCATAGATCCTAGTGATAGACTCCGCTGGGTTTCTTTCTATGATACCGTCAACGCGTTTAAGGGACTCGGCTATCTCATTTATGCTAACGGAGCTTGGGTCAAAGATGGTGTAGTTACTAGCCGTAGTGTCTTCGGGAGAGATTGTTCCAGTCTTAAACTTAACCCCTTTTACCCCTAAAGAGTTTAAGAATTGTGATGCTTCTTCAGATCCTCTTAGCTCAGTTGAAACCTTTTCATAAAAAGATTTACCTGTCTGAGCATTTAAGAAGTCATCAAAGCTGATACCTTTGCTTAAGTACAGCCTTTCTCGTATTAAATCTTTGTTTTTTCTAATCGCGTTTAATACTCTAGAAGGTTGTTCAATCAGCGGCTTGTCCCACTCAAGAAGCTCTTCTGGTTTGACGTTAATATCAACAGAGTAGATTACGGATGTTGGCTTTCCTTCAGCAACGAACTCGCCATTCTGATCTAGATATCCTCTCGACCCGTCTTCAAATATATACTTGTAGGTTCCACGATCAAACTTGGTTACCTCTGCCCTGCTTGAAGCATAATCTTGTATATCTTCACCCGGGTATGCCTCAACATCAAAAGAAATATCATCTTCAGTTGGACTGGTGCTTTCTGAAAGGTCGTACTTGTAACCTCTGGCAATATCTATTGAGTCGGTAAAATTAAAACCATAACCATAGAGCTGAGACCCAGTGCCAGTACCAATCTTTGTTATATCAAATTCTTTAAACCTATAAGGCGATGCATGGTAAGCTTTGATGGACTCTTTAATGCCACCATCTTGATCTACACCCATGATTTTTGATGCAGCCTTGTCGGCAATCAATGGCTCAAATATAAATGCAGCCTTTCCATAGGTGCTGTTGTTCCAGAAACCAATAAAGCCATTATCTTTTAGGTTTTGTATTGTTGCATCATAGTCCATGTTGCCCGCAGGATAGCGCTCAACAAGACCGAGATGATCCTTAGCTAAAGGATATAAAAGAACAGGGTCTACAGAGAACTTATTCTCTACTGGTCCGAGACCCGCCTCCTTCCGATACCTGTCATCAACAGCCTCTGTGATCCCGAAGTAGGTGCCTTTTGGTGAGTACCTTCTACTCCTGTCCAGTCCCCTTCCAGCCAGCGATGGATTTGTTCGGTTGATTTTCCCTCGGCTGTAGTGTGTAAGGGATACCTTTCCATCATCTCGGATTGCTCCCTGAAGCCCTTCCTGAAAAATTCTCCCATCTCTTCTTCTAGGGTCACTTAGTCTTGCCTCCTCTGATACCCACAATGGTAGCAGTCCAACCTTCTGGTCTGCGTAAACCGTGTCAGCACCATTTGCTGTTAAATTAAAATCTCTGTTTGGTCCAAAGTTTACATATGAGTTCTGACCTCTTGTCTCTGTGGTCATCGCTCTTCTTGCCAAGGGGCTGTACATAGCAGCATGTGCCTGCCACGCATTCTCTTCACCCCTTGCACGGAAACCAACTCCGTTTTTAATGTGCCCAAAGTAATCATGCACTACCCTGAACACATCGTTTGCCAGCATCGGATCTCCATCTGCTGTTTCAAACTCTGTTGCTTGCAGTAACGGATTGTCTGATACATCCAGATCGGCATCAGATCCAAAGCCGTCTACAGTTGAAAATACCCACATGTGATTATTGTTCACCACATCTAGGATTACGTTCCTTGGATTACCGTATGGGTCTTCACCCTTTATAAATTGAACCTTAAGACCACTATTAAGTATATCTCGGTACTGATCTTTTGTTTCTTCGATCATGGCATCGTAGGCCGCCATAACCTCTGGGTCATCAGGCCTATGCTCCATTATTTCAAATTCCGCAGCAATTTTTCTTGCTACATCTTCATTGATAGGAGCGTACTCTGTTAGCGGCTCGTAGACCCTTCCGCTTCTTTCTGTATATTTTTTAGCCGCAGTTACAGCAGGCTCAAAGTAACCAAACTCTACTGCCTGACCGTTGACATCAAACGATTCAGGCATTCCATCCAAGCGCTTAAGCGATAAACTTATTTCGTCTGTTGCTGGCGCGACTGATCCGACTGGTCCTGCTGCGGCTCTTCGTCTGCCTGCATCGGAAGCCCCAGCCTGAATAGACCGAGCATTGCCTGATCTAATACTTCCGTCTGGGTTTGCGTTTTCAAATCGTCTTGCTGTTTCATCTAATTTCTCCCTATTTACTTCTGGCAATTCAAACCACGGGCGATCTTTTGACCTTCCAACTAAGAACCCTTTGGGGACAATACCATTCTTTGGGTTTTTTATAAACGCTTCAAATTCTTTCTGTTGATCCAATGTCATCCGCGCAACAGTTCCATCGGAAAGCGGATACTCAGTAATTGGCCCATTGGCAGTTTGTCTATATGTTGTGCCGGACGAAAAAGTTCCTCGCTTGCCTTCAGTTACCGAGCCGCCTATCCCGCTTCCTGTCCTAACAGCCTCAAGGGTGCTGTGTGATACAGCCTGATTGCCATCAATTACCCAAGTCTCCCAGTGCATCCGGCCAACGCTTGCATCTTGGGGTCGGCCAATCATATCATATGCCTGTTGTACCACGGTAGAAAGGCCGTCTTCTAGTGATTCAGTAACAAGCAGACCTCTCGGTCCAGCAAAGATTGCATTAAGACCGCTTTTTACTTTCCCTTTCTTAAGTCCGTTATAAATATTTTTATCGCCAAATCTTCCATCGTTCCAAAGATGTCTTCCTTGAATGCGATCCATAACCAGAACGTCATCCTTGCCAGCGACAAGAGCGATAAACGAAACCACCTTGTTATCTACTCCGGGCTTGTTTGTTAGTCTAAAAAATTCGTTACGGAATTCTCTTCCACTAACATTTGGATCTGCCAGCATATTATGCAAGGTCTGCATAACAGTTTGACTAGACCCATCTGGAACCTTGCCAAGTTCAAATAACAACTTACCAATATCATTGGCGTTCATGGTCGCAGACTTTGCTGGAGAGCTGGAAGGAATAGACTTCCCAACCAACCTTTTCCACTTTATAACATCTGCTTGCGTCATTTTTCCTTCTGATGCTTTCTTGATATATGGCGTTGCAGATTCAAGTAAGTTAAGGAATGCAAACTCTTGCTGAACAGGGCCAGCTCCTCTAGAAAGAAGACCCCACATGAACAATCGGCCAGTTAGATCAGGCGATGTTGGTTGCGTGTTGTATAGGTTTTTGATTTGCTGAACATACTTAAAGCCCTCATCAACACCAGCTTTAAGATCAGGGGTCAGTTGTTTAAGTTTTTCAGCTAAAAGCTCTGGTGACTGAGCGTATTGAATTGCTTTTAATGGAGGGATTGGAACAAAATCCCCACCGAAGGCATCGTCCTCCATTGCTATCCAGTTCTCAGTAGATCCTAGTGCGTCTGGATTGTTTGATTTTACGGTCTGAATATTGGATAAAACTTGATCTGTGTTTTGGGGCGTAAAGTTTTGGACAACGATGCTTTTTGCTTCTTGTTTTGGCCCATCAACAAGAAGCTCTGATGGTAGTCCATGCGCGGTTTTACCATCTGGCGCTTGATTAAGTTCGGTTCCATTGCGACCGATAATCCTGTTTATAGACATCTGAACACCACCCTCTACAGGCTGTTCATCCTCTCCGGCAACAGGAATGTTTCTTGTCACTGTAGTTGTTGCTCTTGAACCATCCCTGCCGGTTACTTCCGTTCTGCTAGTGAACTCAGATTTAACATCTCTTGCCAAACCTATGCCTCTCTCTGGCACAGCCCGTCTTGCAGCCTCCATACCTCTAGCGGTTCTAACAACGCCACGCTCACGAGCACCAAGAGCGCCTGACTCGATGTCGTTGATCAAGTCGTTCATGCTGTTGAAGCCAGTGCCCTGCATTGCACTACCAAGCCGCCTAAAGAATTCAAAGACTCTGTCGATAAGATTTCTAGGCTTGCCGCCAACCAGCTTTCTGTCCTTCTTAGAGTACCTGACCAGCTCTGCAACAGCTTCTTCCATAGCCTGAACCGGACTTAATTTGCTCCCTGCTGGCTGCTGGGTAACATATCGCTCTATAGCATCCTGATAAAATGTCTTGTTAGTGCCGGGGACTTTAAACTTCCTTGCAGAGTTCTCTAGCAGAGACCATTCCTTTTGCGTCCACAAGTCTAGATTGCGCATGGCATGAACCATCTCGTGATCCATAACCTCGGACAGCGCGAAGTCAAAAGCTTCTGGGCTTTGGTCTCTAGCGTTTGTTCTGGCAGAATCGAGGCCCAAGAATATTGTTCTTGATCTCGGATCAAAAAGACCCTCGGCTGCGCTAAAATCTCTGGTGCTACCAATATCAACAAGCCTACCATCTCGGGTAACTTCAGGCTTGGTTTTCATCTGATCAAGTATGCTTACCCGTATATCATCAAGACCGAAACCTTTAAGTGCCTCAGACAGTTTCTTTTGGAAATCTAACGCCTCAACAGACTGCTCTGTTGTAAAGTCTTTCTCGGTAACTTCTGTTGGCTTGCGAGGCTCTGGTGCAGGAAGCGCCGTCAACTCTGATACGGTGTTATCTTTATTGATAACGCCACGAGATAGAAGCTCTGCCCTAATCTGCCCTGCTGCCACAGATTTTCTTTTCTCACTTAGATCTTCTGGAAGAACAGCCTTGATGTTATCAACGGTGCCATCACCAGTTGAGATAACATAGTTCATGGCATTGTTGAAGTCTGCTCGAGTGTAAGGCTTGGGTGATAGATCTGGTAACTTGGATGGCTTGTCCAGTGCTGGCAACTTCTTAAGCTCACCAACCAAGAACATCCGCTGTGACGGAGTCATCTTGCTAACACTTGACTCGCCTGTGATCTTCTTGAAGACGTAAGATAATTCTTTAGATCCGATGTCAGACACAATGTTCTTGCTGGCAAGGGTGTCCTTCACCTCTTTCAGAGTGTTGATCTCATCTTGGTAACGCTGACGACCGCCTTGGACGTTAACGCCTGCCTCACCAAACTCTTGCCGTATTGCAGCTAAATCTGGTTGCTGAACATCAAGAAGCACATCAAAGACTTTATCGTACTTGTTTCCAAGCGCATCCTTAGCTTCTTGCAGCGTGAATTCTTTTAGGGGAGGAAGACCCTTCTTGGCTCTCTCAAAGTTTATCTGCTGAGACGCGGTAAGGTTGCTGAGATCTTTATACAGTTTCTTCTTGCCGTCCTGAAACGGAGGAACGCCATACTGTATCTGGTGGATTTGATCTAGGGTAAGGTTTTCTAGGAAGGGTTTATCTTTTGACGCGACAGTGCCAGCCGCTTCATTAAGGGTTGCCTCAGAGATGGTGTAACTCTTAGGTCTGTTTAGACGCTGGCCAATCATGAAGATTGACTCGGCTGTCTTTGGATCGTAAGCCTCTGGAGACATGTCCATTGCATCAATGATGCTTTCGTTCACGCTCTTGTTGATCATCTCGTTGTTTAGACCGAGACTAAAATGCTTGGCAAACTCTAGGTCTTTTGTTGCTTGACCATACTGCCTGCCATCTGCCGTATTATAAACAACATAGTTTGTACCAGATGGTCCGCCTTGCTCTTCTCGTATTTCAAAGCGTCCGGTCGATGGGAATAGTCCTGCCCTCTTGGAAGCGTTTCTTGCAATCTGCCGAGCGTACTCTCGGCCTTGCTTGGTGACGGTGGACTCTATATCCCTGCCTTCTATATCACCCTTAGGCTGGCGAAGAGCTTCTTGAGAAGGCTGATATGGTGCTATCAGGCCAAGCAATGCTTCCTGTTCGCTCTGCTCAACTTGATAGTTAAGAGCATCTGCTGCCGCAAGCTCTGCGTCTTCTTGTGCCGCTATTGCAGCAAGCTGACTTTGTATGTCTCTTTCTTTTAAAAAGTCTTCTGTTAAAGCTACCTTATTGTAGTAGTCTTCTCTCTGGCGCTCTTCCTCTTCACGGATGAGTTTTTCTCGATCAAGCTCTATCTCTCTAGATAGCCTAGATCTTCGGTTAAACATTCCAGTGGTGATGGCATCAACAAGGGCACCAGAGGCGGCACCGATAGTGAAGTCATCCCACATGCTTTCGCCAAACGGAACATTCTCATCGTATATGCCATACTGGATAGCGTCCATTAAGAGTCCACTGGTAACCTCTTGAATTCCTTCTCCAGTACCAGTTTTTATAGCGCTTCTTATTGTGTCAAACTGTTGCTTCGCCAGCTCTGGGTCTTTTAGGCCTCTGATTTTTTTAAGAACTTGTAATGGTGTAAATGCCTCTAGTCCACCAACCAAAAAACTAAGAGCAGCAGCTGCATCCTCTTGGTCTTTTGTTACTTCAATACCCCTAAGTCTTGCATCGGCAACCCTATTAACCGAATCATCTACCATCATGCCGCCACCAGCTGTAATAGCACCAGCTGTCTGCAAGCCTGTTGTTGTTTTTGCGGCCAAGCCTGCTGCCCTTCCAGCCGCACCAATAAGTCCGGTAGGCAAAAAGAACGCGCCTATCGAGCCAACGCCCTCATTAAATTTGGTAAACCACAAATCCTTGTAAGCATCTGATGCGCCCAGATTTTCTTGAAGCGCTTCTTGTCCAGCGTTGGCAAGACGTATTAACTCGTTCTCTTCACCACTGTCGATGAGATCTTCTAGACCTATTCTATCTGTGGCAATGTCTGCCAATTCAGCAAGACCAGCGGCAGAAGATAGAAGAGAACCACCAAGCGAGCGAGTGATCGCCTTGACACTCTCAAGAGGTGCCTGTGCATACTCAGCAACACCAAATGGTTTTTCTTCTGGTGGTGGTGCAACTTCTTGTGTTGGCTCAGAGGTAAACCCTATCCTAGAATAGTAATCATCTAGATCTAGGCGATCAGAATAGAATTTATTGTAAATTGCATCGGCAAGCTCTTTGTCAGGAACGCGTTCATATTCTGGGTACATAGCCCGTACATCTGACAATGACTTCATTTACTTAAACTCCCAGTTCTAATGGGTCTTTATTTTTTTCTGTCGAATCAATCTTAAACTTACTTCTTAATTGACCTCGGCTCTGCTCGAGATTGCCAAGCATAGAGTTTATTTGAGATCTAAGGGCATTTCTAGTGGCAACATCTTCCTCTGTTGCAGCATCAGACAATGACTTCCACTGCTCGATAGCCGCACTTAATGATGCTCTCTCTGATCTACCAAGCTCGGTCATGACCTCGGCAAGCAATTTGTTTTCGCTTAAGCCGAAGGTCTTCTCAAACTCATAGGCTCCAACCTCTGCCTTAGATCTGGCATCTGCCTCATCTTTAGCCATGCCAGCTCTTTGTAACTGAATCGATCTCTCAGCTTCAGCCTGTTTGAGTCCGATCTGCATAGCAGCCTCATCTTGAGCTAACTGTAGCTTTCTTGCCAGACCTTCTTCTTCTCTTGCCTCGGCTCTAGCCTGACGCTTAATGTCTGCCACAGATTGACCTGCCGCAGATAGTCCTTTAGAAATATCGCCAGCCGCTAGTCCGGCACCAAGCTGAATCAACGCTTGAGCTGATGCGTCCTTAGATGCATCGTCTCTGATCTTCTGTGCTCGGCGCTCTTGCTCTGTGATTAGTCCAGCATAATCTGGCTTGAACGCAGAGTAATCAACTGCCTGAAGCTCATCTAATATTGATTTAGCGGCGCTATAGTCTGGGCCTTGCGGGCGCTTCATCATGTCCTCGGCAACTTTATCTTCTGTAGTTCTGTCGCTTAACCCCAAGCTAATTATTGGGGCTAAATATTTTGGGTCTTTATTAATCGTAGTTTCATAAAATCTATCTGAGTCCATATCAAGAGGGTTTTCAATATTATAGTTATCACCAAAACTTAGTGGTGGTTTATATTGCAATAAAGACTCTAGGCTGGGCGTTTCTCCTGTTGGCAGAGTTTCCTCTGAGCCACCCTGATCATCTGTTGCTAAGGGGCTGGGAATTGGTGATTCTGTTACTGGAACGCTGCCACCAATTCTATCCATTACCTCTTCCATGTATAAAGATTCTGCACCGGGGCCACGGAACATACCGCTATACAGACCGGGAGTTGAGAAATCATCTCCATATACACTCTTAATATATTCTTCAGTGCTTGGTTGGTCTGGGTCGCGTCTAGATCCTCTAGCGGTGGCTATAGTTGATGGTCGATAATTGTAAATATTGCGTACAATCTCCTCAACAGTTTGCCCTTCCTGTAACCCCTGACTAAATAAATTTTGACCATACTCTGTCAGTCCAGTCCCACCAGTATACGGCACCAGCTCACCCTTCTGCATTCTAACTACACCACCAGCCGCCATTCCTTGAGGTTGCATAGGAGGTTGACCCATCATAGGGGGTGACATAGGGGGTGACATAGGGGGTTGCTGCTGCATGGCAGGAGGCATTCCCTGTGGCGGCATAGGAGGCATGCCTTGTGGTGGCATACCTTGTTGTGGCATAGGCTGTATTGGCTGCTGGTTACCCATAGACGCAATACCACCTTGAACTATCTGCTGTGCAATAGTTCCTTGTGGCATCTCTTGTTGTTGGTTTTGGAACCGCTTACGCATATCAGCTCTGCGCTGTATCTCAGAGACAACAAGAAACTGTGGCATCTGGCCAGATGGTGCCTGAGCTTCTTGCATCAAAGCCTGATCTGGCAACCCTTTGATTACATCTTCAATCTCTAATATGTTCATTAGCCACCCTGCCCTAGTGCTCTATATAACCCTACTCCACCTATGCCAGCGCCAAGTGCTTGTTGATATGCGCTAGGTGATGCTCCGAATGATGTTGTTGTTTGCCCGGGCTGTATTGGCAGACCGCGAAGCATCTGGCTGAAAAATCCAAGCTGCTCTCTTGGGAATGCTTGCTGACGCAAGAAATCCTCGTAGCCCATATCCATGCCGCGCTGACTCATATCTCGCTGTATCTGACCAGCAGCCTGCAAGTTTAATAAGCGGTCAATAGCCATTTGCTGTTCTTGACCGCCAAGTTGACCAAGCAGTCTAGCCGCATCAAGCTGCTGTGCTCTTGTCGCCTGATCCATGCCGTAGCCTTCAAGCATTAACCGAGCCTGATCCTGTGCGCTGCCAACATTAAACTGTTGCGCCTGCATCATAAACTCATTGGCTCTCTGACGGGCAAGCTCTTCAGCCTGTCGCTCATCAAGCCCCAAGCGCATAGCCTCCTGTCTGGCTTGCTCTTGGATCTGGAATGCTTGGTTTTGTATCTGCGCTTGTTGTTGTCGAGCGGCTTCATTTGACTGAAAGGCAGACTGTCTAAACTGTTCTGCCGCTTCAGCGGCTCTCTGCTCCTGCTCTTGAGCAGACAATCCAAGTCTTGCTGCTTCCTGTCTAGCTCTTTCGCCCTCATTAAATGCAGCCTGATTAAGCTGCTCTTTAGTTGTTCTTGCATCCAATGTTTGACCAAAAGCCTGCTGCTGAAATTGCTCTTGCGCTTGCCTTGCTGCATCTTCTTGGCCCTGTGCGTCAAGACCCATCGCGGCGGCTTGCTGTCTTGCTTGCTCTCCGGCTTGATAAGTTTGTATTTCAAACTGTTGTTGCTGCTGTCTTCCCGCTTCCGTCTGAGAAAAGGCAGATTGAGAGAATTGTTCTTGCGCTTGCCTTGCTGCATCTTCTTGCTGTTGTGCAGTCATTCCTAAGTTTGCAGCTTGTTGTCGAGCATTCTCTCCAGCTTGGAATGAGTCGATAGCCATGCGCTGCTGGGCCTGCCTTGCTTCTTCTGTTGTACCAAACGCTTGCTGACGGAACTGTTCTTGCTGACCCCTTGCCGCACGATCCTGCTCGAATGCCTGAAGCGCCTGCTGATACGCAGCCTGATCTCCAGTTGCCTGTATGTCTTGCAGCTGTTCGCCAAGGTTACGCTGGCGCTCTGCCTGCATGATAGCCTCTCGGTATCCACCAAGACCGCCTGCCTGAGATGCTTGCTGCTCAATCTGACTACCCATAATATCAGACTGCTTTTGCGCTTCCCTTTTTTGTATGTCGGTTACAAGCTGTTGATATGGGTTCATGTACTGCTGCAACGTCTCTGGGTCAGCAGCTATACTTCCAGCTTGATACTGACTTTCTAGATCACGAGCCGTGTAATCTTGGCCTAGCTCTCTGGCAACATAGCCGGGATCAAACTGACCAGCTTGGTAACCGCTTTGTAACTCACGAGCGGTGTAACCCTGATTAATATCCCCAGCTGTATAACCGGGATCAAACTGACCAGCTTGATATCCAGAGGCGTAATCGCCCATCTGAAACTGTGAATCTCTAACGCCTGCCTGATAGCCGGGATCAAACTGACGTTCGCCTAGCTGAGAGTAATACTGACCTGCTTGATACTGGGGAGATATTTGCCCAGCTTGAAACCCAGTTTGAAATTGACCCGGCGCATAGTATGACTGTACCTGTTGAGGTTGAAATCCACCTGCGATTTGCAGACCCATATTAGATGGCTGATATCCCATTTGTGCAGCAATATCTGATGCCATACCGAGCTGTGCTGGTGCGCCCTGAGCAGCCATGTCATACATACCCCGCATACCCATCTGTTCATACGGAGTAAAGTCAGCTATACGCTGGCCGGGGTATGCCTCATAGGGTCTGGTAGACTCGTATGCTGTTCTTCCTAGCAGCTCTTCAAAATACGGGCGAGCGTATTCTGGTAGGTTACTGGTTGTCTGTTCTACCTGCTGTGTTCCGCTGCTGCCGCCGCCGCCTTTACTCATTTCTCAATCCTCTTTTCATAAACGACATACGATCTTTGGAAGTCATCTTGCTTTAACCATTCCCAGAAACCCATTCTTGCTGTGGCCTCTATGCCGTGACAATGGTTATCTCTTCCCCAGTCGTTAAACTTTTCAAGCATATCCCAGACCCAGTCATTAAAATTTTTGCCGCCCAAAAACTGGATGACAAGCATTCTCTTGCCGGGGTATGTAACGATCTCTGTTGTTCCTACGCCATCAATATTCTTGTCGGCATCGAACGCCACCCATAAATGCTGCTGACCATTAGCAATACAGGAAAACAATGCCTCTATCGTCCACCGCCCGTGTGACCGATCTACTGCTCGCATAAGTTCTTCTCGAACATCTGGCCACAGTGAGTTAATAAAGTTTGGCGGTACCAAAGCGATAGTGTGTGTAGCCTCGCGCTTTGCAGATTTAGGCTTAACCCTTGGCTCTTTAGAGATGTCTCTAATACGGGTTACGTTTTCCTTTCTTGCTGGTTGACTCATACTGGCATTACCCTTTGAGTATTAACTGGTCGAGGCTGCTGATCTGTTCCGGTTCTTTCTTGTCGAACCTTCTCCATCATTCTCTCAAGCTCGTTGGCTCCAGCATCTGTATCGCCATCACCAAGACCTGATACTACATCAGCAGGAACAATGAACTCGCCGGGGCTTACAGCGACTGGCTGCTGATCGCCTATCATGCCGGGAACCTGATCATCCATCCCTTTGCCGTTGCCTTCTATTTTACCCTCAATTTGAGCGTCAGGAGACATTTCTTTTAGCACTCTGGTACGCAACATCTGAAGAGCTTCTTCGCCAAACTCAGAAACAAACTGCTGAATAACAACCTTTGATTCTTCTTTTGGCAACCTTCCAAGTAATGCTAGGGCTGCCATCTCAATCAAGCGACTTCCATTTGCATCCATTGTTTCTGCCATAGACTCATCTGGCATCTCTTCCATCATCTCGACATCAACCTCTACCTCACCACCTTCTTGCATTTGTTTGGTGTATCTTGAGTAGATGTTCCCGCGAGGGTTTGAGTAGTCGCCTCTAAATCCTCTTCTTGCTGCCGCATCAATACCTACCGTTCCAACTCCATCAGCAGTGAATGCAGAACCTGCGTTCATTCCACTAAGAGGTTCATTTGCTCCATAATTAAAAGACATTGCATCGAAGTTAGGGCCGCCAGCACCCATGCCGCCCTTCCCTGACAATGCCATGTTTATTGCTTGCTGCTGGCTTGCGCTTAACTGACCCGAACCTTGGCCACCCATTACTGCATCATCAGCTTGCGGGGTGCCAGTTGCTGGCTCTGGTCGTCTAAAGTATTGAATCTCTGGGCTAAACCCGGGTCGATAGCCTTGCAGTTCTGCTGGAGATATTACTTCAGATCCACGGATATTAGCCTGTCTCTGTGCCGCTCCAGCAGGATTGATTACTGGGCTATAATTTGTTTGTCCTCCACCAGCTAATCGCTGAAGACCTTGCAGATTTTGCATGTAATTTTGAGGGTTAACAGATGTAATCCCGCCAGCTCTGGCATAATTCATCGGAACTTCGTATCCTGAGTAATCGTAATCTTTACTTACCTGACCAAAGCCCCCAAACATTTGCTGGCGACTCCGCTCTAAATCTTCTTGTCTTTTTCTTTTTTCTTGCCGACCAAGAGAGTCCATCTCATCTTGCATGCGAAGCTCTTCTCTTTTGCCTTCGCCCAATGCTATTGGGACTAGAGTGCTAGGAGACATCATTGCAGAACCAAGAGCGCCGGGCTGTTGGAATGGAGCAGACAGTCTATCCATCGGAGTCATTGCTTGTCGAGCTGTGTCGATTTGACTTTGCAGTGCGGTTTGTTGACCCTGAAGGCCAGTCAAGTTTGCTTGTTGCTGTGCAATATTTAACGGCGTACCTCCTTGACCTGCCGCAGAAACTCCACCTTTTCCGCCTATTGTAGATTGCTGGGCGCTTTGTCCTGCTGACTGTGCAGCTTGAGACCTAGCAAGATCTGATGCTGCTGTTGCTGCCTGCTCACCAACGCCTGCAAGAGCCTGCTCCGCCCCAGCAATCTGTGGATTAATTGCATCAGCAGCGCCACCTAGTGCGCTTCCAAGTCCATACCCTGTTAGTCCCGCTAGTATTCCCTGCTTTAGGTCTCCAGTGCTCGCCGCTGTAGCAAGTCCAGATCCTATGGCACCAGCCGCCGCAGAGCTAAGACCCCCAGCACCAATTAAGCCGCCAAGAGCGTTAGCACCAACACCAGTTAAAAGACTAGACCCGGCCAAGCTACCAAGTAATGGAGCCAAGAACGGCAAGAATGCTTCTGGCTGCCCCGTCACAGGGTTTACAGTGAGGGAGCCTGTTGGTGATAGGGAGGCAAGACCTCGCACCTCTATCGGATTCATGTGCACCAGCATGCTATCGCCATAGCGTCCATGCTGGGCCATTTGATTTGCTACGCCCTGCATTGGCGCTTGGTTATTAGGGTACATCATTAGCTTGTCTCCACTCCGAAGAGGTTAAACGAAAAGTCTGTTGAGCTTGCGTAAACTTTAACAACATCATTCTGCCCTAAGCAGATACCAATCACCACGGTTTGCGTTGTGTTTGCTGCTAGGGATTGATCATAAAATAGATACTGACTGTTATCAGCCGAGGCATCGTTGACATGAATACTTACTCTAAATGTGCCAGCACTACCACCTCTGTTACAAATAACAAGAGAGCTAACCGTTGTCTGAGTAAGGTTTGGGGTGGTGTATAAAACTGTTGTGGTTGTTGCGTCTACATCTACCTGACCTAAAACTTTAATAACGTCTGTCATTTAAGCGCCCATCAGTAAGAATTGGTTTCTTCGCATGGCTAAAGTTGTGTCCTTATCTGTTTGCCCTCGGACACCCTCAAGGTCAATACGAAGCTCTAACACACTGTTCTGAAGAATTCGCCGGGTAAGATCTTCATTCGCTCTATCGTACCCGGGAGGTGCTACTGGTAATGGCTCCGATCTCTTTAATGACATTATCTCTTACCATCCGTTCTTAGGTCGAATCTTAAATCACCCGATCTCCAGCCATATCCAGCTTCATCACTTTCAAGCCTTACTACAATTTCTCTAGCTCTGTTTCTTACATAGAGCTGGGTTGAGTTAGGTGTCACTGTAGATGTTGATAGTGTAGATTTGTTTTGCAACGGAAAGTCTGCGCCTTTAACAACGATATCAAGGGTTGCAAAATCTTCATCTCCACTAAACTCAAAGTCTGGGATGATTCTTTTCATAAACGCAAACTGCTCGCCATCGGCAAGCTCAATACCACCAGACTCAATGTAAGCTGTCATTGGCTCTCCGTCATCATCAAAGCCAACTTCGTGCTCATACAAGTAGTTGTTGCCGTCATCAATCACACTTGATGCAATAGGGTAATCCCTTGTCCCGCTTGATATCCAAGCACCGCGACCAAGCGTTCCGATAGACCAGACACCTTCAGAATAATTGTATGTAACGTAGTTTGTAATCTCGGTGTTGTCCTGACCCACAGGATAGAACCATGTTACTTCGCTAAACCTACGGTTCTCTGCGGCAAACACTTTGTATGCCTGACCTTGGTTTAAATTCGAGAAAACATAATCTTTTACAGTACATGGAACAACTTGAACTGAGCCGTTGTAAAGGAAGAAGTTTCCTCTATCCATGAAGTACACAACGCCGCCCACATCGACAGCAGCATTTGGCGATATCATAGATGCGTCAGAGGTGATTCGATCAAACTGAAACACGAACGGAGAGCCAACAAACCGCATTGAGTGCAAACTTGCATCAGTCCATATCAGTATTTCCTGACGAGTCTGTAGCGCACCAACAATGATTGAGCCTGAGTTTATTCTAACACCGCCAGCTGTATTGGTTGCCGTTGGTGTCCAGTCTGCTGCATTCTCTTGGTCTGAGAATCTAACAAACAAAGGGTCAATCGCTGAACTCCCAATAGGGTTACATCCGAAAGCGATAACATGTCGGTCTGTATCTGACACCATAATTTGAAGTGCTACAGTAGGTGCATTAGATGCCCCTGCCAAATCTTCTAAAGCAACCGCCCTAGCCGATGCCCCGGATGACTCATCCCAGTAATAGATCCCGCCAGCTCGAACATTGAATATTAGATCTTCACCAAAGTTGTCTTGACTGTACAGCCTAAGCTGACCCGATGCCGACAGAGGGCTTGCGCTACCCCATGTACTGGCACCCCAAGCACTTGCGCCCCAACCCGATCCAGCAACATAAGCATTTAGGCCTGTATTAATCTGGTATTCTCCAACTACACTAGCACCACCATTCCCAGTATCACTGGAGTTTGCTGTAACAGTAGCGCCGCCTGTGTCTTTAGCTGTAATGGTGTATGTGTCTGCCGTTGGAACACCAGTGACCTCATACTCTTGATTTAGGACATCAGCGGTTATGTTACCGCCAAGGCTGACAGCGCCAGAGAATGTAACAAAGTCATTAAGCACAGCGCCATGAGATGTATCCGACACAGTGATGGTAGAAGACCCATCCGTTGCGGCAAAGGTTACGTCCCCGGCAGCTGTTGTATCTCTTATCGGTGTTATGTCTGAGTAGTTGGTGCCCTCAGTAACATAGAACTTTAGGTTAGTTCCTACACCAATAAATCTTAGAAACTCAAGAGATGCCCAATCAAACAAAGATCGACACACACCCAAGAATGGGCTTTGAGAAAACTTTCTCCAGCCACCTATTTTTTCTGGGCGGCCTTTTCTGAAGCGAACTTTGTCTCCGTCATACCAGCCAGCATCTGCTGTGTACTCGGTGCCCTCTTTGTCTATCCCGGGGTTAAACCGTATCTTTGATAAAGGCATAGCTAAATCCTAAATAAGGGTTTGGTATGTAGTCCCATATCCGGGCGGCATATTTGGATCATATTGTCCCGCTATATTGTAGCCACCTCGATTTGCGGCATATGCTGCACGATCCCGGGCAATCAAATCAGGCGACTGCATTGGCGAAGGGCCACCGACCATGCCCTGCATTCTTTGGGCAAGTTGCTGTGAATTAAACAGAGACCCAATACCAGACCCAATACCACGATTTACCATATTGGCTGTTGAACCCTGACCTGATACGGGGCCAAAATCACCAGCTCCCCTTCCATCAATTGACTGAGCACCAAGCCTTTGACGGTCTGCATCGCTAAACTGAGACAGATAATTCTGCTCTTGCCCGGCCCGAGACAAAGGCACATCCGGATTCCTAAGCTGCTCAAGAGCATACCTAGATTGAGCAGCCTGTGCGTCAGCCATTATTTTATTTGTTAGTGCTTGTTGATTCACGTCTATTCCGGGGTCTCGGGTCGGTATCATGCTCCCGTACTGAATAGGTGCCTGCTCTATCCTAGCACCACCACCTTTCCCACCAAGGTTTGGTATGTTCATCGGGGCACCCTGTACAGTACCTTGTGGCATTTGCTGCTGAGTTACATCATTCGCAGAGAATGTGGGGCGAGGCTGACCCTCATAAGCTCCGCCTTCACCATATGGATCAAACACTCTAAATTCATCACCAGCAGTTCTTGTTCCACCCTTCCCACCAAAAAAAGGCATTATTGGATTGTATCCGCCGGGTGGCGTAAATGCTGTTTTTGGATCTACTATTCGATCTTGAGACCCGGCTGGCATAGGATTAATAACTTGCTGTGGAGTTGGCTCAACCTGAACTGCGCTTTGATTTCCGGAAGCCCCACCCAGTATTTGATCAGGGTTTGAGTAACCCGCTTGAATCAACATATCACGAGTAACGGCCCCGCTTTGAATGCCTTCCTGACCAAGGTTTTTAATCTGTTCTCGCATAGCAGCTGACTGGTCTACGGGTTGGGCCATAACTTCTGGTTGAGGAGTCATTGGGTTATTGCCAATATCTGGTGACTGGCCTGTCTGTCCCGAACCGTATGTTGGTGGCATGTATGGCTGGTAATGCGGATTGTTAAACGAAAAGATATTTGATGGCTGTCCGTATCCAGAAAACTGTTGTGGCGCAAATGTTGGTTGACCATACCCAAACGGGGTTGGAGGTCTTTGATAGCTCCCACCTTTACCGCCGGGCGATGGCATTGGGTATGGCTGAATCTCAAGAGGAGGTCTCGACTGGCCACCCTTGCCACCGGGTGACTGCATAGGCCTGTTCATTATCTGCCCACCAAACTGACCCGGCTGTTGATACGCGGGGCCGCCGAATGATGGCTGACCACCCTTTGATGGGCTTGTCTGGGTTCTGTAATTCTGATCGCCAAACGGTGACTGATAGCTTGTTGGTGCTTGGCTTCTCATTGTTCCACCCTTAGATGGGCTGTTTGACATCGGGCCTTGACTCATCTTGATCTCCTAATATGTCCACGTTCCTTTGGGATAATCGGTTGACCACCCTAAATGGACAAACCTGCCAGTTCCTTTTTGGTTCCAGCCTATTCTTGTTGCGCCATACTTTAGCGCCAAACTTGTTATAACCGCCGCATCAAATCCAGAGCAGGCTATGTCTACACACATGCCAGTGGTATGCTCACCGGGATTAGACTTCTTAGCTTCAATTGGATGGCTTGGGCATCGGTAGCCGCTGGTTACAACCATTGGCTTGCCATACTCCATTCGTATTGTATTAAGAGCGACCCTGACAGCAGAGTTAAAGATTAACTCATTACAACCGCACTGGCACCGTAACTCATCGTCAGAAAAATAGTTCATTTCCATTTAGACAGTGCCCGGATGCCAAAAGATGCCGCGACCGCCGCACCTAAGAATGCTTTGTAAAAATCTGGCATTGACTCTAAAACTTTGAATCCTTCCTGAACGACTGGGACTGCTTCTGGTATAAAAGCCATAACTAGCGGCACTGAGAACAGCAAAGTAAACCATTCGTCCTTCCAAGACGAGCCGGAATTACTGGCTTGTATGTTATCCCAGTTACTCTCATGCTTGATAACTTCCAGCTTACGCTCATGCTGTGCTTGCCTCTCTTCAGATTTACGCTTGAAGTGTCCACCGACTAGTTCAGTTACCGAGCCGATTAATAACTGCCACATATCAGATCCCTAAAACCGCACTGGCTATCACGAAAATAGCGTAAGAGCCTATGAGTCCAAGACAGCCAGCAACGATAATACTTACATACTGCCAGCGTTTATTGATCTTTTTGATCCTCTCGTTACGCTCTAAAAGCCTAGCCTTGCGAGCCTCTGCTTGGAACTTAACAAAGTCATCCCATAAACCTGCTCTACCGTAATACTGCATCAATTCTCTTAGTTCGTCTTCAGCCTGTTTAATCTGCTCAAGTGCCGCAAACTCTTCAGCGTCACTGGTAAAGCCATTCTTCTTTGCTTGCCGTAGCTTCAGGTCTTCTTTCGCTGTAGTCATCTGACCAATAAAACTAAAACAGTCGGTCAAATCCTTGCCGTTGGCTACAAACTCTTTAACTACCGAGTAAGCGGCATTAAACGCGGCAAGCTCTGCAATCACTTGTCGGCCTTTAAATCTAGCTTCTTGTCTATCTTGTCCAGCTTATCAAAAAGCCGATCCATATCAGCCCTGAAGTCTTCGCGCTTGACGTACTCTCCAGCAACCAAAACTTCGATCTTGTTCACCTTATCAATTAACTCATCATCAGCTTGTTGAAGGTCTTTAACAGCGTCCCACACAGTCTTAAGTATCCAACCAAACAAGACTGAGACTGCCCCTGCGAGCATATTGATAAAGGACTGCTCCATGATTATTTCTCACTTATCGGCTGCGTAGTTATAAAGCGGAGAACAACTATTGCACTTGCAATGCCACACCCTATTAATGCCTGCACCGCTGGACTGGCTGGGACAAATCCAACAAATCCTTGAAGAACAGACAAGCATGCTAACGCAACGCCAAATTGTACTGTGCGAGATTTAAATGCTTGCTTAACATTATTCATTTACATACTCCTCTCCAGCAGAAATGGCTTCGTTTAGTGGAGCCAAATCCTGACCGTTCCAAAAATCTTTTAGTACCATAATCTTTAAATGATCTACATTTCTTTTAACTTCTTGTTTGTCGCCACCAGATGCGACCAAAGCATCAATCAAACTTGCGCTCTCCAAGGAAATTAAATAATGTTTTTCTATCTTTTGCTGTTCGGTTAGATTTGACCAAGACTCTAGCCTAATGTTCATAACTTGCTCTCCAGATCTTTAACCTTTTCGGAAAGCTCTTGGACTGCCTTCACTAAAATCGGAATTAAACTACCGGGTTTTGCTTCTAAAAACTCTGGGTTTTCATCCATCACTAATCTGAGAATCTCATTATCCCCAACTTCCTGCAATTCTTGAGCAACAAAGCCAATCTCAACGGTTCCATCTTTTATGTTACCTCTACGACTTTCCCAAACAAACTGACGAGGTTTTACTTTCTCTATAACATTAAGACCATATGGGCTATCAACAATATCCTTTTTATCGCGCCGATCAGACAGGCTTGATATGGTTGTGGTGTTAGATCGAAGAGTTGATATACTTGAGTTTCCAAAAGTTATTTCGTTTGTTGCACTCGCTGCTGAAGGGTTAGCTTGATATCCAAGGCATGTCAGATTAGACCCAGTAATAGGTGAACCAAAAAACGACATTGCGTCTCCACCTATTGCTGTATTGTTTGCACCAGAAGTTATGCTTCCGCCAGCAGCAATGCCAAGAGCGGTATTATATCCAGAAGTGGAAACATTTGATAAAGCATCATCACCAATAGCTGTGTTGTTTGATCCTGTTGTTATTGACTCCCCAGAAGTTGCCCCAAACGCCACGTTAAAATTTCCGGTTGTTGCTGAAACCATTGAATCTTTTCCAAACGCTGCCGAGCTGGCTCCAGATGTTAATGCAGTTAACGAGCTAGATCCAAATGCTGAGTTGTTTGAGCCTGATGTTAATGAAGCCAATGCCGATAAGCCAACAGCCGCGTTATTAGACCCCACTGAATAGTTTGAAAGCAGTACAGAGGTATCTGTATTTGCCTTCTCTACATTAGTGCCATCGCAATATACAAAAAGTGTAATGCCGTCTGGAATATCAACTCCCGTCCCGGCTGAAGTTTTTACCGTAATCTGTTCCCCGGTATTGTTATACACAAGATAGATTTTGGTTTGGTCTGGGCAAATAACTTCACCAGATCCAGTCAGAGCGCCGCCAGAATCTGTCAGTATCAACATTGCCGCTCGTGACTCAGATGTAGTTCCGTTTGCTGTAGTAAGGGTATGAGAGTTGGTAGACCAAGTATTAATTGTCGAAAGCCCGGCAATAGCCTCTTCGACCATAGAAGTAATGTTGTTGTTAACAACGTCACCCCATGTGCCATCAAGCTCGCCAGTCGTTGGTAACGCCAGCTTTAGTATGCTTGTATATTGAGTTGCCATTTAATAACCTCTTTAATCTATTACATTATTCCAGTTTGGAGTCTGGGAGTCACTAACTAAAATCCATGCCGGAGTTTGAGAATCACTTACAAGCTGCCAGTCTGGAGTTTGATCATCAATAACCCTGCTCCAAATTAGAACATTGTTTGTAAATATGTTTAGCTCTACACCAGAAAGGCTTACGTTTGCATCACCCTCGACAGCTACCGATCCTAAGCTCGCAGTTACAGACTGACCTGTAACATTTGCCTGTATGCTTATAGATACAGTTGCCGTGCCTAGATCTACCGAAACTTCTTGCCCGGTAACATCGACATTTGCCTCTGTATTGATATCAACAGATCCGGCAATTGCTGTTGCAGCATCACCAGTTACATCAACGCCAACATTAATAACAATGGTTTCGTCACCAAGTGTTACCGTTATTGAGCTTCCGGTAACATCTACTGTTGCAGCGCCTGAGACAACAACATCCCCAACAGATGCTGATGCGCTAACCCCGGTTACTGCAACAGGGTTTATTACAGCTACATCGCCAACCGTGGACGTTATTGTGTTGCCAGATACCTGAAAAGAAACATCTATGATGATGGATTCATCACCAATAAAAGATGTTGATGATAAACCTGTTACAGATACATCTACATTTATTGCAGACTCTGACGCAAACGGTGCTGTACTAAATGCGCCAGATGAAAACATTTTACACGCCTAAAGTTGGTCTAATGTCTGGAAAATCTGGTGTAGCAGGCCAGTCTCTTAATGCTTGACGATACGCAAGATACGCAGCGTGTTGTGGATGATCTGTTACAGAAACAATCCAGTCCGTTTGTTTAAGCTCTGCGTCTCGCCATTCTCTGCCGTTAAGTTCAACCACACCGATGGTTTTTTTTGAAAGGTCAACGTAAAATGATTCTTCATATGAGCCATTAGCAAAGACCTTTCGGATCTTGTCCCCCGTCTGTGGCTGCTCTCCTGACCTTGTTAGATTTAATATTTCCATAAATTTGCTCTTTACAATTTTATTAATTAAACCAGCTCACCAAAACTACTCGATGTCCTTGTTCGACCCTAGTAACACCATGTTCGACCCCACCATCATACACTACTGATTGTCCGCAATTCAGTTTAACAAAAACGGGAATAATGTTTTTACCATAAGGTACACCATTATCATCACCGCTTAACATTATGTAATCGCCACGATTATCTAAAGTTTTTTGGTACTCATCGAAAACTAAACACTCGCCACCAATCAAATCTTGCGTCTCTACCACAGTAACTATTGTCAATTTTACGCTGTCGCTATGGCAATCGTCAGCGTGGACTCTGGTAAAAGAATTCTCCCTATATTTTAAAAAATAATTTTGTTGTAATTGGTATCCTTTACTTTCACCGTATTTACGAATTTTTTCTGTGTAAACGTTTTTTTCGTCCTTAACATCTCGCCGTTCTATATTGAATAGGTGACATCCTTGCTGCAAATTCATAAATGATAAATTATCGAATAATTTTTTTAATTCCTTTCTATCTTGTTCTGTAATAATTGTTTCAATACTATAATTACTATTCACAATAATATAATATTAATTACGATGTTAAATAATAATCATATGCAAGTTCGGCCGCTAACGCGGAAGCACCTGCGCTTTTAACTTGAACACTGAAACCTGTTGTAAATGGCACAGCGCCAAGTGAAATGGCTGCTGGTTCTCTCGAATCATAGCGGTCCTGACCTGAACTAGCGTTTGTAACAAGTTGCCAGTGTGCAGATCCAACTACAGCATAACATTCATCTTGTGATGTAGTGTTGCCTTCTTGTGTCAACACGGTTGTACCGTCAACAATAACTTTAAAGTCTAAATCGTTTGACGGGGTGCCATCTACTCCAGCGAGCAAGAAAGTAATAGTGCCAGAACCCGTAACGCTTACTATGTTTTGATAAGTACCAGTCGTTGTTACTGAACTTGTTTGTAATCCAAAATACGCCGCAAGCAACGAAGGGTCTCTACTTCCATCAAGTCTATTTATTTTGGAAAACAATGTAGTGGGGGGAGTCGCTCCGCCACCGCTACTTAAAAACCCAGTTACTGTGCTCATATCATTGTCCATCCATTTGTAGCGTCAGCGTAAACCAATGTTATTCCTAAGTATGCAACATCAATAGTTAAGTCTTCAGCAAGCCCCATGATATTAGAACCATTTCTTGCGACAACTGTGTCTGTAAAGTTTCCAACTAAAACCCTTACATTATCTCCAGCAATGGGGCTTGCAGGAAGTGTAAGTGTCTGAGTTGCAGTATCAACAAAGCACTGCTCGCCATTAACTAAAGTTTTTGATGTTGATGTCGTTGTGGTGTTATATACAAACGCAGCGCCAGATGATGCTGTAATTCTATAGGTGCTATCAATAGTCATCGCATCTGTATTAACCCAGTTAGACCCATCGTATCTAAAAACCTCATTAGCAGAAACTGATGTGATAGATACATCACCAAGCGTACTTAACAGAGCGTCAGGCGGAACTATATTCCAAGACGCACCGTCCCACTCCCATGTTCTGCCGTTAGCTGCATATTGATCGCCAATAGTTGGAGATGTTGGGAAATTTAAAGCCGCCATATTAGACTCCTAAAGTTGGTCTAATGTCTGGAAAATCTGGTGTAGCAGGCCAGTCTCGTAATGTTTGTCGGTATATTAAATATGAAGCTCGGTTCGGCCAATCTGGAATTATTGCAATGTTATCAGTCGATACCAATTCTTCATCTCTCCATTTTCTGGCATCTTGCTCTAATTCAAAATTGCTAGGCTTTTGTTTTTCAAAATAATCGAAATTATTTTTAACAAAATCCTCATCTGCGATAACGGTATTTATCACATCTCCGGCTTTGTTTTTTATCAAATAGGTTTGAGACATTTATAATATCTCCTCAATAAATATAAAAACAACACCCGATCCACCAGCTCCTGAATCTGAAAAATCAGAAGCATTAGTATTTATTGCTGCTCCCCCTCCCGCGCCCAGTCCACCGGATCCGCCAATCCCTCGCTGGCTACTTGAGGTCATGCCCCCGCCGCCTCCAAACATTCCGCCCCCAACCCCATAAATAACGCCTCCTGCGGTTGATCTTACACCGCCTCCACCACCAAGTGCGGTTGCCGCTGTACCACTCCCACCGTTTCCAGCATTTCCTCCCGATCCAAACGCAAGAGAATCAGAGCCAACAGAACTAATTGCAAATTTTGAGTTAAATACGTCTGCAAATGGAACATCTAAATCTATATTTACTCCCAAAGAACCTGTCAAACTGTCGTCTACAGTATCGTAAAAACCACCCCCCCCGGTGCTCCTTACCGTAACAGGGTTAGTGGTAACATCCCCAGCACGATTAAATGGGCTTCCGCCTCCTGTTGCTATGTTAGTTGTGCTGTCTCCGGTCGATATATCACCCCCATCGCAATCATTCGTTCCTTGTGAGTTGACTGCGCCACCTCCGGTCGCACCAGTAGATGTTGTGCTGCTAATTGATCCGCCAGCGCCGCCCGTATAGTTTGCGTCTCCGCCAGTTGCTGTTCCACCAGCTCCGCCAGACAAAACGCCCGCAGAAAGCGCCCCAACACCTCCACTTCCTCCGTTTGCCGTCAATGTTACGCTGCTGTCGCCATTAGTAAGAGTCGTATTTCCGCCATTGTTTCCGTCTACTTTCCCTGAGCCAGTTTGTCTTATTACAGCTCCGCCGGAGCCGATGACAATTGTTAAATCTTCATTTAAAGAAACATTAAAAGTTTTTTGACAGTATCCACCCGCTCCACCGCCTGTTGCGCAATAAGCGGTTGATTGGCTTGCCGCTGCTCCTCCACCGCCTCCACCAACACATATGGCGGTAATTGTTGCTGCCGCAGGCATTGTCAAAGTTTGAGATGCGGTCACTATAAAACCGTCTTTTCCAAAAGATATTCCACTTGCAGAGCTTGTAGGATTTAAACTGCCACCCGCACTAATTAAGCCTGTTAATGTACTCACGATAATCTCCAATCCGTAGTAGAGCTGGAATAAACAAACACAAGACCCATATTAGCAACATCAATAGTTAGATCTTCAGCGAGGCCAGAGATCGTGTTGCCATTTCTTCCAACTACAGTATCCGTAAAGTCACCAACAGAAACACCAATAGAGTCTCCATTTGCTGGCGAAGCTGGCAGTGTGATTGTCTGAGTTGCTGCTGTCACAATGACATAATCCCAAGAGCTTGCTGTCAGGCTTGTTGCTGTTGTTGATACCTGAAAGTCTGTTAGCTTGTTAACCCAGTTTGAGCCGTTGTAGTGGAGAGAGTCTCCAGAGGAAACAGAGGTTAAACTTACATCACTTAACTCGTTTAAAGATATGCTTTGAAGAGCCGCACCAGCTGCCGCATCAACCCACTGCGATCCATCAACATCAGTGTAGTAAATTTTTAGCTGACCACTCTCGCTATTCCACCATAAGTCTCCAGTAGACGGAGACACAGGCGCTGTTGTGCCTATTGTTGTGGCAGACGTTATAAAGCCAGAGTCATTGGTTAGGTCAGAGATATCACTACCAACACGCAACGCCTTGTCAGCTGGGTATGTAATGAATACAGTTTTAACTCCAGCACCGAGGTTAACGGCAGCTCCGCCGTTGGTGCTGTCTAAAATTGTGTCTCTAGACAGCGTGTCTGTACCAGCGGTGTATGTACCTATACCTATTTCAAAGTCAGCGTTAACATCATCTACAATAGCGTAGTAAGTTGTATCTGAATCTGCCAAAGCGGTGCCAAACGCAACAAAGTTGGTCTCTGCTCCACCAAGAGATATATCGCCCGTGCCAGTCGTGGTGGTGGTTTCTTTTACACGATCAGCAAGAACCAAAGCCATTACGCAATCCTAATGATAGCGTTGCTTGCATCAGCAGTTGGGAAGACAATAGTAAAGTCGCCAGATGTTGAAGACTTATCTGCTCCAAAATCAAGCACAGCAACGGCTGGGTTAGTACCGCCATCTGCTTTATAAATCAAAGCACCACGAGCAGTGATCGTTGATGATGACCATGTGGTATCAGCAAAGTCCAAGTACGCTGTCGTGCCAGATGATGTTGGATTTGTTGATATTGTTAGCGTGTTTCCGCCAGCTGAGTAACCAGTCCCGCTTACTTCATTTGTTACTGTATAAGCCGTAGTTGCCGCACCAAGAGTTGCGCTAGAAGTATATAGCGCAATCTTGAATACATCGGTTGTATCGCTGCTAAAGTCCATCTCTCCATCAAGAAGAGCAACTTTAAACGATGTGCAAACTGCTTGTGTAATAGCCATTATAATTTCCTCGGTGTTGATTCTGAGTCTTTAGTCTCGAGGTCTTTTGTGGCGCTAACCTCTTGAGTGCTTGTTTCTTTAAGTAAATCTTTGTTATTGGTGGTCTTAACTACAACAGTGCCAACCGTACAAACATTGATATTCATCATTAGCTTCTAGCTCCTCTAACTGTTCCTGAGCGGTAACTATCGGTTGTGCTGTAGCCCTCACCAAGACTCTTAAGGTCTGCCAAGGCATCTTCATATCTAACAGAGTAAAGCTGAAGAAGATCTGTGTCGCCTTTAAGAAAGGTATACGCCTCTACCAAGCAGCCATAAAGAAGAACGCTCTCTGCATTGGTTCCGAGCCAGCTTGTTCCATCACCAGATGCCGTAATAGATGTTGGTTTATAGAAGTAATGCAACTCTACGGTAAAGTTTTCATCCGGCGTTGGCCCAACAATAAATGTATTTTCATCAAAGATCGCATAATACTTTGGAGTGCCACTAGTAGAAGACGCTGGGTAAGCCTCTCTAATGAAGTTGACATCTTTAAATATTAGATACTCATAGCCAGAATCATCTACTGCCAATGAATACGGAGCAAGAAAGTCTGTTGGCATAGTGAGATACTGATTGCCAGATGTCATCGTACCCGTCTTATTGACTCGAAAGTCTGGTAGTTGAACTGACTTTAGTATTCTATCTTCAGCCTGCTTTATGATTAAGTCTAGGTTGTTTACAAATGTTGTTTCGCTAGACTCTGTGTAATCCTGTATTGCCTGCTTCAATGTGGTGTATGTCAGAGCCATCTTAACTTACCTCTACCGAAACCCGGCCAACCTGTGCCGATATGTCTAAAGCAACCGTTCTGCTTCCAAGCTCTGTTACGCCACCGCCCACAGGGTTCCAAGCAAACTGCCTTCTGCTTTCCTCCAAGGACTGATCTGGCCTTGGATTTCTCAGAGCCTGCGGATCGTTTGTGCGGACACGACCAAGCTGAAGCTGTGGCTGATCTGGGTCAACAACATCTCGACCAACAAGAAGCCCCGTCTTCCTAAGATTGACAATCTGCGGAACTAAATCTTTTTTAGGGTATCTAAACCCAGTGCGGTCGCAATAACCAAACGCATGCTTTCCACTGGCATAACTCAAAAGGTATACCCTCCCGGAGACACAAACAGAGAGGCTTTTTCTCTAGCCGCATCTGCCGCCATTTCCCACTGTTCATCATAGTCTGCTTTAAGAAGCTGAACCCTATCAGCCGCCTGCGGGTATTTCTTTGCTAGGTTATACGCCAGTCCGGCAACAAGGCATGGCAAGAACCGAGCAGGAACATCCATGTTGTTTGACGCAGGCTTGCCCGAATCTTCAACTCGCTCCATGTAATAGAAGCCAAACGTGTAGGTCTCTTGGCTGTCAGGCACTGGCCACAGCTTGATTGTGATTCCCGTAGGTTTACGCTCAACGTAATACTCAAGGGGCTTAGACTGCGTTAGCTTGTTTGATAGGTGCGCGTATTGGCTAACAGAGATTCGGCTCATGCTCTGGTCAAACTGACCGTTAGTGTCGCCAGCATCTGTTCTTAGGTATGCATCAACGATATCAAATACTTGAGGATCAAGGTCATAGTTACCTGTGCCGGGGGTGAGAACCTGAGTTCCCTCTTTTACAGTCCACAAGTTTAAACCTTTGTTTTGCCACTCAAGCATTAATAGATCAATGCTGCGCCGAGCCGTCTTGTAATCATATCCACTACGAAGCTCAAGGCCAGCTCTTTCAAAAGCCTCTTCTATGGCTTCTGAAAGATCTAGGTTGAATGCATATGTCCCACTGGTTGCCATTAGCGAACTCTACCTTTTGTTTTGCCTCTGGTAGCACAGCCGTCAATAGACTTAACTCGACCGCCCTTTTTCATCTGCACAGCTTGACCAGCTGCATTGCGCTCTTGAGATGTTGTCTGACCTCTAAGCATTTTTTCTTCTTCTTTCTTGTCTTCTCTATCTTCCATAACAGACATGCCAACACCAAGTATTCCGGGTATATTCCCTTGGCTCGCTGCATAAAGAGGGCTAATCGCGCTCAATAATTTTTTTTCATTTTTTCCCATTACGCTTTCCTCGTTTTGAAATGCCTGCCTCTGACAACGCTATTGCAATAGCTTGATCTTTTTTCTTTACGGTCTTACCAGATCCGCCAGACTTTAACTTGCCCTGCTTAAACTCTTTCATCACCTTAGACACCTTGGTTTTTTTTCTTGACCCCGGAGCCTTGCTAATTTCTTTTCCAGTTTGCGCTCTGCTAATCATTACCATTTCGCCTTATCAGCCCAGTACGCAGCGCTCATCTTTCCTTTCTTGATGTTCTTTGCGTGTCTAGCTTTAAATGATGCTCGTTTCTTTTTCATCTTGTCTGACTCACCAGCTTTTGGCTTGCCAGCTGTCTTGGCACCTTGCTCACCAAAACGAATGGTCTTCACCTTGTCGCCTTCTTTGGCTACAACAACATGAGACTTTTTAGGATGGTTTGGTGTTCTCTTGGGTTTGTTGTATCCACTAACTCCAGCGCGAGCAAGTCTTGGATCTTTTTTCTCGGCCATTACTTTCTATGCCTCGCTGTTTTCTTTGCAACCTTCTTTGGCTGAGACGAATGCTGCTTGCCCTTCTTGGTGTCTTCTCTTTTCTTCTTTGTTGTTGCTGCGTACTCAGAAGAAGATAAAGACTTAATAGCCTTCTTTGGCAGATATCTTTCGCCAGTTGCCTCTGAACCTTGGGTTGATGGTTTGCCAGACTTTGTTGTCCACTTCTGGTCAGTCCACTTCTTAAGGCTTTTCTGTGGTTTCTTCAGGGCCATCAGTCTTTATACCCGCCGCCTTTGGCTTTATATTCTTTTGCCAGCATTTGAGCTTTTCTGGCAGACCATTGACCCGGTTTTCCGCCTTTTCCACCAGCCTTTATCTTGTTAAACAAAGCCTTCCTCATGGTTGGCTTTGTGTAATTGCCAGCCTTGTTAACTGTCGATTTTTTTTGAGCTGGCTTTTTGGCTTTAGTCATAGACTTTTTTAACTCTCATAATGATATTGTAGGTATCATTGTTTGTAGCACCAACAGTTGTAAATGCTATGTCTCCAGTCTTACCTGCCCCGGCATTGTTGGGAATTCCACTAAAACTGGTGAAGTCTATAGAATCTCCCCAGTCAGCATTGATCTCCCAAGCCACGACATCAGAGGTGGCATCAAATAAAATCTTAACACCCATACCAACAGTGACATACCAGATGTATTCTATTCTTACGCCCGTGCATGCCTTCCCTGTTACCGGATCAGGAGTTAAAGTTGATACATCAATCTTGGTTACCGCTGATTCACCTGTGCCATCTGATGTATTGGAAAACCGAAAGATCGCCGTTTTTCCGTCTTCCTGTATTGTTTGTGTAGCTACTGCATCAGCCATAATAATCTCCTAAAAGGGGCTTGCGCCCCAATCATTAACTTAATGCTGCACCTACAGCGGTTACCCAAGCAGCTCCTGTGCTAACAACGAGACAATACTCGTTATCGCCAGCGCCATTATCCGAGATCAATCGAACTTGACCAGCGTTCCCAGCTGCGGCAGCAGGAAGCTCTGCGGTAGTAATTGCAGTGAATGCAACAAAATCAGAAACTGTAACGTCTCCAGTTACATCACCAGTTATATCACCAGTTACATTTCCAGTGAAACCATTGTTTGAAACAACGGGGCCAGTAAAAGTAGTAGTACCCATTTTAGTTCTCCTGTCGTGGGTTAGTCAGCATAATTGCTGTCAGGGGAATACAAGAAAAAGGGGGCTTGCGCCCCCTCTAGATTAGGATGCTCCGGGCGATCCGTAGATGCCGAGAGGATCTGAAACACCGAAGCTGTAACGCTCGCGAGCTTTGTAGCGAACGTTGCCAGTGTCGAAGTCTCCATCCATTGAAGTTTCCATCGCAGTACGCTGGAAGTGCTTCATGCCGTTTGGTACGTCAGTAATGAGGAAGAACGCATTGCTATCAGTCAGGTAGTGGTTGACTGAGTATCCGCCGGGGATTGCACCCATGTTGCGGATTGCGTTGATATCATTATCTGCTGTAGCAACACGCTGAGTTGTTTCAAGCAGACGCTCTGCTGTAAACATCAACGCGGGC